CTTTGTCTGTCTCAAAAGCTTTAGGAAATTTGATCATTCCTAGCGATTGATTAATTCTGTTTTTTACAAATTCTTTTAAAATATCAGCACTAAGACCTTCTTCTTGAATACCATTAACCATCCAATCAATAATTTTAGCTTCGGCTTTATAAGCTTCTTCTGCTTCATGAAGAATTCTATCTTCTAATTCTTTATCGAATAAATCAGGATATTCTTCACGTATGGTATTAATAATCTTAGCACCTACTAATGCATGAATATTTTCTTCATTGCGGGTATACTTGACTTGTTGGTCGGTGTCTTTGAGAACATTTTTAAATCTAGCAAACCAATTAATAACATAAAATTGACTAAACAAAGAAACATTTTCTACAAAAAGAGTAAACAAAATTAAAGCATAGAGATATTGTTTCTTGGAGTCCTTATAAAATTTATGGGTATACTTTTTAAGATAATTGACTCTACCTTGAATCCAATCTAATTTTAAATTTTGTTCAAATACTTCTTCTAATCCTAAAACAGAAAGTAATCTTTCATACGCATTATTATGAATTACTTCAGTGTTTGCCATCACATACCCCAAATCTTGAAGAGAAGGATGGGGGAGATTTTCCCCGAGTTTAGCCCAAAATGTTTTAACAGCTACTTCAATTTGCCCGATAGCAGAAAGAGTTCTAATAACAATTTCTCTTTCCTGGTCATTTAAATTAACTTTAAATTGTTGAACATCGGATTTAAAAGAAAATTCTTTATCTGTCCAAAATCCATTATGCATAGATTGAATAAATTGTTCGGTCCAAGGGTAAAAGTTTGGTTTTCTAGAGATTTGTTCTTCAAATATTTTCATAAAAATTATTTTTGGGCATAGTGGTAGTATAGTATGTTTTTGTGTTTTTTCTACAATCTATTATCTTGTAGGTAATGCTTCCCACCCAGTATAAGGTTTAGACATATCATGGGAAGCTGCTCCTGAGGTAGGAATCTTTACGTTTTTATTTTGTAAATTAACATCAAATTTAAGATCTGAAGTAGCTTTGACTTCTTCTGGTTTAATGTTAATTTTAGATTTTCTTTTAACACTATCAGGAACTGGTCCTGTATTATTACCATCGTCCATAATTTCCAATGACTCGATAGGAACAGTCATTGGGGTTCTATATAAACCAGGTGCGTATTCTATAATAACATCTACGTACATAGCATCTGGAGATTCAGAACCTCCACGATAATTTTGTGATGTAGTTGGATAAATGGACTTAACCGCAGATACTCTAAGATTGAGATCAAAGTTAGGATCCATGCAAGATTTAATAAGGTCAACAAATCCTTTTGGTTTTTGTTTAAAAAATTCTAAACGAAGACAATCTTTGCGGTAACGAACTCTGTCACCAACAATAAATCCTCCTTGTTGATATCTTTCCAACATACCTTCATACAATGTATTAAACTTCATATCCATAATTTATTTTAGTGATATTATTTATGGGTTTTTCTCTTAAATAATAGAAACAATGGCTATTAAAATTAAAAATTTAGAACAACTGGCCTCAGAATACACTACACAGAGGTATGTTTTTAAAGATTTATTTTTGGACATTAATCTTTCTAAAATACAATCTCCAGGATATCCGTTGCCTGTACCTGGAGCAGACATTAAAGCTTCTTTTGATGTCGGTGCTATAACAAATTCTTTAACTAATTTGTTTAATACTTTACCAGGTCAAAGATTTTTATTTCCAGAGTATGGATTAGATCTTCATAGATTTCTTTTTGAACCTATGAGTGATTTTAATGCAGAAATTTTAGGCCGTAAAATTTTAAACGGTATTGAAACTTACGAATCCAGAGTAAAAGTTTTACAAGTAAGAGTAATACCTGATTACGATAATAACCTTTATAACATAACTATAATGATAGAAATACCCATTTTAAGTACTACAACCCAAACACAATTTAGTTTAGATTTGAAAAAACAAACATTTATATTTGTACCGACTTCCAGAAACCAGTAACGTATGACCATAAACACACCAAATAATAATTTTGATATCCCTAAAGGAGGGTATGTAGCGTTTGATGCTTTATCTTTAAGAGAACTCATTATAAATCGCTTAAATGAACAAAAAGTTTTTACCGACCAAAACTATTTGGGTTCAAATTTAGCATCTATCATTGACATCATATCTTATTCATATCACACTTTAATTTATTATCTCAATAAGACTTCAACAGAATCTATGTTTTCAGAAGCGCAGCTTTATGAAAATATTAATCGTATTGTTAAATTAATTGATTATTCACCAATCGGTTTTCAAACATCCACACTGTCATTTAATTGCTCAGCACAAAATTTAATACAAGGACTATATACTATACCTAGGTATTCGTATGCTTTAACCAATGACATCCCATTTTCATTTAATGAAGACATTACTTTTAATAAAACTACAACACAAGCAGAATCTTTAGATGAATTAGCACAACAAAAAATACTTTTCCAGGGGTATTATCAGGAATACCCCCTTTATACTGCAGCGGGTGATGATAATGAAATTGTTATTTTAGACACCGCAAACGAGCAAGTAGACCATTTTAATATTGACGTGTATGTCAAACCTAAGCTTACAGGTAAATGGGAACAATTTACCAAGACAACTAATCTCTTTTTAGAGACAGGTACAGCCAAAAAATGTGAAATTAGATTAAATCCGAATAAAAGATATGAAATCAAATTCGGAAATGGTATCAATGGTTATAAATTAGAAGAAGGTGACTTAGTTGCTTTGTATTATTTGAGGTCTTATGGTGCATCGGGTGTCGTTGGTGCAGGAGCATTCAATACAAACACCAGGCTTATTAGATATGACACTATTCAATACAATCAAATTTTAAATGATTTGTTCAGTGACAATTTAAGATTTTTAACAAATGCAGAGTCTTCGGCTTTATTTTTTACTAATAGTGTAAATTCGACACCTATACAAGAAGCAGAAACAGTAGAACAGATAAGAAATTCAGCACCTTCGTCATATAAAAGTCAATATAGATTGGTTACAACCAATGATTTTGAGACTTATGTAAAATCTAATTTTTCAAATCTCATATCTGATGTTAAATGTGTGAATAATTGGTCTTATGTTTCGGATTATTTGGGTTATTTTTATAATATGGGGTTAAAAGATCCATCTAAAACCGAAAGAGCTCTTTTTAACCAAATCAATTACGCGGATGCGTGTAACTTTAACAATGTTTATTTGTTTGTAGTTCCAAGATCTGCTACACAAAATTTAGATTACTTGACAGCATCACAAAAAGAATTGATATCTTCTTCATTACAGGCCGTCAAAATAGCAACTATTGAACCTGTTTTCATTGATCCTGTTTATAAAGCAGTAAGTTTAGGCATAACATCTTCATTAGAAACTTTAAATCCTGTTAACGATGAAGAATTATGCAGATTGCAAGTTATAAAAAGAATTTCTTCAAGAAGAAATGATGAATCAATTAAAAAAGATATCGTCAATATCATTTCAAATTACTTTAATCGTTCAAGAACCGCATTTGGTGCAGTCTTAGATGTAAGATTATTAACTCAACAAATTTTAGGGGTTGATGGAGTAGAAACCATATTCACAGTTCGCACAGATGACTCAACCATTAGAACAGAAGGTTTATCATTATTTACATGGAACCCGATATATCCAGACAACGATAAAAAAGTTTCTATTAATAATGTACCTTTAAGATTTTTTGAATATCCTTTTTTCAACAATCTATCAACTTTACCTTCAAAAATTGTAGTTTCACCTGTAAATAATATTTTTGAAAACCCTGAATACTAAAAATGTTGCAAGTTAATTTCACAGTAACTCCCACAGCAGGTAATGTTCATTCAACAGAATTTACATTTACAGACACTACATCAGGAGCATCTGTTTATCGTTATGTTTGGGGTATAGATAATAATAATTTAATTTATGAAACACCTAATTTAAAACACACTTTTAAATATCCAGGTCTTTATAATATAACTTTATCAGCAACGGATTTTGACGGTAATCAAAATGAAATTACAAAACAGGTTTTAGTAGATTTAGCTCATAGAGATTATTTAAAATTTACACAAATACCTGAAGAATATGCAAACCCAGGGAAGAAAACAAAAATACCATTTAAATTTGAAGTACTTTCTTCTAATCCAGACAAACCACTTTTAGTAGATTTATTTGCAGCAAATTCCCTTTCGATACCTTATCAATATGTTCCGGAAAAATGGAATTTTTTAAATCCTACTTGGAAGTTTTTAGACAAAAATGATAACGTTGTTACTACATTATCTGTAGACCCCATTAAAATTTACGAAAATAATAAAGTAGTTGCTGTATCTGGTACCGGTGAATTTTATTATGTTGATTCTTTAAGCACAGGAAATCCTACTACCAATTGTCCACTTTTAATAACAGCAACATTACAAACTTCAGGATTTTCTTATCCTTTAGATTCTTCAGTATACCCATATATTTCACACTCCAATAACGAATCGGTAAGAAGTGCAGTAGTATGGCAAGTAAATGATGTCTTCCCTACAAGGTTAAAAATAACAGGAAATTATTTAGACCCCATTAATGAAATACAATGGAAAAATATTAAAATGCCGATGTTAATAACAGTGCATTCTAATCGCTCTGATTTAATTCCCGGCAGTGAAGATGATTTAAGTGAAGTTATTTTTTCTTATCCAAAGACAAATGAATTAGGGAATATATCAGAAATTTTTGCGTCTAAAGAAATTCAACTTATAAACATATTAGATCTTTTATCATTAGATCCTATCGGTGGGTATATTTTATTAGAAAACGGCGGAAGAATCCCTTTAGAAATTTCTGATAGTTATAATGTTATTGTTACAAATACATTGGCTGGAGGAGACCAATATAGACTAGATGATGACCCAATTTATTTCCAATCATTAGATTCTCAAGGATTCAAAATTGGTGGATATATTTTTACTACAGTTACCACTCTTTCTACTATTAAAAATGCATCGATTACTTTAAGAACATTTGGCGTCAATATTCAACCACCTACTAATGATTTTGTTTACCCTGAAGGATTTTCACCTAATCCTTGCGTATGGATATCAAATCCAGCTCAAAGCACTCTTAATAAAATAACATTAGTTCCAAACAACGGAAATTGTGGAACTATTGATTATTTTAAAAATAAAAAATTATTAGTAGAAGGTGTAATAAAAGAAGTTAAAGTACCACAATTAGAATCAGTTCCTAATTTCAATTACCCTCTTTCCGGGTTTTCTGGTGTAGGAACTATGGCAATAGACCCTAGAAATTATGATGTTATTGCAGCAGATGTCGAATTAGATAGAATTTATAAAATATCCAATTCCGGAGAAATATTAAAAACATTTAGTCTTTCGAGTTTAAATGATTATGACAGCCAAAAAAAGATGTTTGATTTTTGGTCGTGGAAAACTCCTTCACAATCTTTGTCTTCTAGCAATTTTACTTTTTATAGTCCTGCATTTAGAAGCGCTGACCTTAGAAATTATATTGTAACCTTAGACGGATTAATTTGGCCTGTAGGTCGTATTAAAATTAGAGATAATCAAACAATAAGAATCTACACCCCTTCTGGTGCTAATCATTTTCTCAAACCCAGAGACGCAAATCTTTACCCACCAGAAAATTTAGATTTCAGTGTCATTCAAATATTCAATCCATTATTACCTACTGAATATATAAATTCTTTATCTTATTGGGATTATGTCACTACAACCAGTACAACATCATTCGCTCTCACAGGTTCAGTTTTAAATGATCCAAATAGATATATAGTAAGCGTTGACGGGTTTTATGAACCCCCGACAAATTACACTATTGACTCTGATAACAATTTATTAAATTTTAATACTCCAGTAAATGCAGATTCTGTAGTCGATATTCATTATTTTGAAAAATCATCGACTCCTGCTTTTTGGGAATTTAATTTAACCGCAAATACCAACTTTTTACCCTTAACCGGTAATTCATATTATGTACCTGACCCTCATTCTGGGTTCATTGTTAGTGTTGATAAAAAATTAATAAAAACGACAGATTTTAAATTGAATGTAGAGGAATCAAAATTAATGTTCAATTATGGTTTGTCTGCAGGATCAAATGTTTATGTGACACAAATAACTGTAGACGAATCTGTTTATGTGCCTGCTGCTTATACTCCATCATGTATAAGTCTTGATAAAAATTATAACATATGGGTAACTCTTTATGATACTGTTTCAGTATTAAAATTAGACCCGGATTTTAATTTACTCTTCAGTACTGCTCCTAATAATATACATTGGGATCCTAGAAGCCATACTAAAAACCCAGATAATATAGATTATCAATCTAACGTATTTGGCATAGGTAAAAGATATAATCCTTTAGATACTTTAGAGGACGACACCTACTCAGAAGACTTTTTCTTAAAACCTTCATTTTGCGAAACAGATAAAAATAATAATTGCTGGGTTACTTACTCCAATCCGTTATGTAGTCTTTTAGTAAAATACAACCCTCAAGGAATACCATTAGCTGAAATACCAACAGGACATCTTAGTACGCCAACCAGTATATCAGTTAATGCTGCAAATAATATTTGGGTCACTAATACTCACAACTCTTCTTATTTTAGTACACCTCTTTCTGGTAGTATAGATTTGTATGACACACAAACATATACTAAAACAAAATCTGTTACAGGCATATCAAGACCATATCATCTATCAATTGATAGATCTAATAATCTTTGGTTCTGTCATGGATTAAGAAGAATTGGATATTATAACACAACCACAAATCAACTTTCTTCATGGATTTTAGACCTCAGTGGAGGATTTACTGTGTTTGAAATGCCATCAGGTTCTTTGGTGGAATTTGATGAAGTAGATAATGAAGAAAATAATGAATTGGGTGGTTTGGCCGTTGATGTTTATGATAGAGTTTGGATTTTAGACAGTACCCAAAACACGGTTTGGGTTATTAGTGCTTCTCCTCATTTTGGTGATTCTGAAATTAGATATTTTAAAGCAAGACCACAAAGCTTAATTGGTTATTATAATGACATAAACAACAATTCAATATACACTAAAAGTGAAAATTATTTTTATGAATCTATTAAAGCGACCGGAGATTGGACAGGAAATCGATGGTACCAAAAATACGTAACTTATTCAACACTGTCTTCTGTATTATTATCAGGAGTTTCAAATACATTTTCTGTATTTGAATTTGAAGATAAAAATCAAATTAAAAGAATTAATGAATCTTTTAATAATGCTCAATATTTTAAAAATTTAGCTCTTCCTGAGGTTTTAAAAAACAATTCTACTTTATTTGATCAGATTTTTGCGGGGACTGTGGGTACAGGATATTTGAGTGGTAGTGAAGATTTAGGTCAAACCATTTATGAAAAAATTGCTAATTTTACTTCAAACCATTCAGATGTAGATACTTGTAACATTGAACAATTATTATCTTTGGCTGAAGAAGTGGACCAACCGGTAGAAGACTTTGGAGGTACTTTCCCAACAGAGATCAAAAGGCTAATTGATATATTTTCTATACCTAGAGCTAAATTATGGGGAGTAAAAGAACAAAAACCTTTATTTCCTCAAAGTATGGGGATGGAATACAAACCAACAGATATTATTCAAGCAGGTGAAAAAATAATAGTTAAAAGCAAATTTGATAACAGTATTAAAATAGTAGATGTACCAATACAAAATAATCAAACAACTTACCCGTTATCTACATTTTTAGGTTATGGGTTGAAACAACCATTATTTTCGAATTATCTTTTTTATAGATACGACCCTGTTTATTCCGACAAATATGTCGAAAATATTATTGATTGGGATGCAGAATTTACTACTTTATCACCCAATGCATCTAGTTTTGAATCCTGGTATGGCAACAATGGATCTATAGAAACTGCATTTAGATATTTGTTGACTAAGAATTTATTTGTTAAATAATTTGTAGTGAGTAATACTAATCAACAAATCTTACAAAGATACGCTCAACCGATATTTGTATCATCATCTAAAAATGATACAAATAAGCCTTTTACTTTCAAAGAATGGTATGATTCTCATAGAGGAATAACACCAGACCAAGAATTTAAACAATACAATGAGTATTTAGTTAATTGGTATAAAAATAAATCACAAACTGTATCTGATAGTAGATTACAATTAAAATTAAATTATCTATCTCTTTTAAAACAATTACAATTATTTTTTAATAAAGAAGAGTCAGAAAATTGGTATAATAAAGTCAATGTAGAAAATGAAAAAGAATTATTGTTGGCTATACCTTATTTTGCTAAAAAATTAAAAGATATTTCTCTTTATTATTTGCAATTAAGAAAAGCCATTAAAGAAACTAAATTAAAATATAATCAGGTAGGAACTAGTAATAGTTTAATACAACAAATACAGGAAATAATAGCTAAAAATTACGCACAAAAAAATAACAATTCTATAAATTTACCTGCCAGAATTTGGAACACGCTTCCTCAATTAAGTTCATTAAATACCAACTTAGCTATTCAATTAGAGGAATTATACGATTTTCATTCATACTTCGACCAAACACCAACCTTACCAGCTTCTGCTTATTTTGATACCAATTCTGAAGATCTTAAAAACTTTTTACATACTAAAAATTTATCTTTAACATCGGCTGAATGGATTTATAAATTAGGTACCTTTTCTTTATCAGGAGATGAATATGAAGGAGATGACATATCTGATTTTATTAAAGCATTAAGTGAAAAGTACATGGGTGAAGATAAATTTATTTTTTCTGAAACCCCAACACAAAGTGCAGCTACAGATTTTTTTAGTCTTTTTATTCAAGAAGGAAATAATTCTTTTTTCTGGCCTGGTACCGTTTATGAATCAAAAGCACTTTTATTACCAAGATATAATAAAGTTCTGTTATCTGAATTGGGTTTAGAAACTTTAGGAACTGCAGGATCAAGTATTGAATTAGCAGACACTATCTTTGTTAAAACTGATAACGGAGTGGAAGCAGCTTGGTTAAGAAATTATTTTTCAGATTACAAAAAAGAAACCATGAAGGCCATAATCGATCCTTCAACAAAAACTTCTTTTAGATTTCCGTTTCCTGGATATGGATTGTCTGGAGAGGACATAGAATGGACTGGTTTTTCTCTTGAATCTGATAAACGTTATCAATACCTAGACGACGCATCAAAACAAAATATAGAAAATGTATATTGGTCAAGTTCTACCGCACTGTCATCCATTAAATCTTTGCCGATAAATGAAACCACTTTAGTTAAAAATAACGCTAAAGCCCATAAAAATTATAATCACGCAGATCAAATTAAAGTTTGGGATTATGCTCCGAATTATAATGATAGTAGTGTACCAGATGTAATATCAGAAGCTTGGTTATATCGTTTCGATAAAACAGACATATCAGTAAATGCAGGTTCTGATAATGTTATTTTCTGGCCTTATGAACAAATAGACACTTCAAAAGAATTTCCAAATTATTATCCGAAAGCTTTATCTGATGTTTGTACTTCAATGGCAGTATCTTCTATAGATTTTGTTTTTGCTACAGCAGGTGAATCATTATCATCATCGGATGTTATTTTTAAAATTAAAAATTATAAATTTGGCACAGAAGATGCAACTGAATGTTGTTGGTTGTCTGGTTCTAAAATAGAAGTACCAGAAGAAAAAATAAGATTTATTGAACAGGAAACATTACAATTAGTTTTAAGTTCGGGAGAATTTACTCAATTTATTTGGAGTGGTAATGATTTAACCGATGCGGATACTGTTTTTAAAAGTATAGCACATCAACCAGATTGTGCATTTAAAACTACTCAATATGTTTCTTATTTAGATCATCCTAAATGTACTTGTTCACAGGTTAATTATAGTCCTTTCGGTCATCCTGGAAATGTTTATGAAGAAAATAAATCATTAGCTGACTTTATTATAGAAGACAACTTTGCACCTGAAAGTTTAGATTTAAGTATTTGGAAAGATGACTATAATACAACTACGACAAGTAGTTCTTCTTTTGGTTGGTATAAAACATCTTCTGATATTGGTTGGGGTAGTGGTTCTTGGTATTCTGGTGATAGTGAAACTGGAAATAAATTTTATTTAAGAAAAGGTAAAAAATACATTTATCATAGAGCTAATGTTACAGACTTAGATCCAGAAACTAATAGTCTACCCCGTTACATAGTAAGACACAAATATAATAATAAAAATAAACCAACATGGGTTCATGCTAAGAAAGATTCTGAGGGTATTTGGGTCAGTACCGATAAACCATCACCCATGATATTAAATCCCGGAGATCTTTTAATATACGCTAAAACTGATTCGACTTATTATTCTTTAACTGGTGAAGTAACAGAAGAAATTGATATCTCTGAAAATAAAGGTTCTATATGGAGTAATTATGATTATCTTACCATAGGAGAAAATAAAAATGTTATTGTATCATATCCAGTAACGCTTTATTCACCTTTCTCTAATTTAAAACAATATCCAAAAGTTGATATTACTAATATCATTAAAATTGTAAATTGGAGAATAACCGCACCTGATCAAACCGTTTCTAATTTTAAAAATCAGGTTTCTATTAATTTTACACCTTCCTTGACTGGTGTTTATAGTATATCAGTAACAGCTGTTTCGGGAGATCCTAGCTTATTCACCCGTTTTGGAGCTTATGCTCTTTCTGGGTATTATATTTTTAATGATATTCCTTCAATAACAGCGATCCCAACAACAACCACTTTTGAATCGATTACTTCTTATAATACACCTATTCCAGGTTACGTAATTAACGTTCCGTTAAATGGATGGGATTATAACACAAATATTTTTAATCCTTATGGTAAAAAGGTTAATCAAGGAGCTAAACCTTTTTGGGCTAAAACTTATACCGAAAAAAATGCTTCTACTGGATATAAAGGAGTAGAAGCAACCGGAAATGCTTTAAGAATTCAAAATGAATATAATATAATATCACAACCAGAATTTTCGGATATTGAATTAACTTTAGGAACAAAAATTCAATATAAAAGAAATTATCCGGTTAAAATGAATTGGATACAACCTTTAGATTTTGAAGTTTATGTTAATGAAAATAAATGGTGTACATTAGAATTTAATACAAGTGCAGAATCAAATCTTTCTAATTTGTTATATAATGATTCAACGGAATTAATAGTCACACCCACATCTGCAGATTCAAAAATATCAATTACTAATATTGTTAATAACCAACCTGTAGAAATAATTTACAATGCTTTGGATACTTTTGTTTGGGATATATCTGTAACACCAGAAATTTCTAAAACTATTAGTAATAATGTTTCAGCCGCATTAGGAATAGAATCTATTTTACCTTGGACAAATTTATCCAATTTAAATTACCCGACAGTAGCAACAATACCTTCTGTAGATAATTTATATAGTACACAAGAAATTGGTGGATATTTTACACCTAGTAATTTAGGTGCTTCTATTTACACTAATCAAAATTATACCACATCATTACAAACTTCTTCTTTATCTGCACAAAATTATTTTGAAGATACTTCAAAAAGATATAAAGGGAGAGGATTAACAAAGGAAGATTCTAATACACCTTATGATCTAAAAGCAGAAAATAATCTTTGGTTAAAAGAATCTATTGTTAGTGGATCCATTGCGGGAAATACTAAAAAGAATATATTTAAAAAATACCAAAAGTTTTTACCATATCAATCCGCTTATGAATCTAATCCCAGATTGAAAGTAGGATTAATCACACCCACTTCAAAACAAACACCTTGGGCTGGCAAAGAAGATTCAGAGTGGGGAGATCCTGCCAATTATCCAATATCATTTACTGGTGAACTTAAAGTTTCTAAATGGGTTGATGCTCAGGCATTAAAAAATGCAGGATTGCAAGCTGATAATTGGGTAACTGATATTTTTGGTAATCAATACGCACTTTATAAAAACATTAAAAATGTTTCTCCTACTGAAAGAAAAAATGTTAATGGGCAAATTTGGACACGCAAAAATTCACAATTTGTTTCTCCTGCTAATTTAAGTTTAGAAAAGGTTTTTGATACATACTCTACCACCAATTTAATCTATCAATTAACTGGAACCGGTGTTCGTAAAATAGATGTATTTTTTGATACTTTAATGGTTGAAACCTCTGGTGGTATCATCTTTGAAAAAATAATATACGATTACCCTAATGATAATATATTTTCTTTAACAGATGAAGCTAGATTTATTTCTTTGGCGATGCCTGTTTCAATAAATTTAGACAGAGAATTTAATAATACAAATTTAACAAATTATACTTTTGCTAAAGCTGGTGAAACCTGGTTTTTCCCAAATGAAAAATTAGTAACCATATCTGTTTGTGGATTAAAAGAAAAACAAATAACACCAGAACTTTATAGATTAAATCTATCTAATGTTACTCTAGAAAAAATCTTCCCCGTACTAGATCAAGATATTACAACAATATCTTCTTTAAGTTCAGAAAATATCATAGAGATTAATGCTCCTGTATTATCATTTAACTCATTTAAAAATGAATATTTGATGAACATTTTGTGTAAAACAGAAAACAATCAAAGCCTCATTTTAGAAATGGTTATAAAAAATGATTCAAGATTGTATTTAAAAGATTTTGTAATCTACAAATCAAATCCAGACAATTTAAGTAACAACCCTCCAGTAATTCATCATTCTTTACATACTAACGGGCAATTAGAACAATCAGTATACTTTCAATGCCAATCCCAAAACGGCCCAGCAACATACCAAGCAGTTAATTTACCTTCATGGCTTAACCTATCAACGACTGGATTGTTTACTGGTATTCCTATATCAGTAGGAACTCACGAAGCACATTTTACAGTATCAAATTCTTTTGGTGTTGTTTACTACACTCTGTTTATATATGTAACTGCTGCTTCTTATTACCTTTATACAACAGGTTATGGTACAGGTAATGGATTTTTAATTACAGAACCAGAAACAGGAACCGAACAATACAGAATTATATTGTTAGTTTAAATCATAAATATAAACAAATATGGCTAATAAAACTATACCAGATTTAATTGAAGTAACAACCCCAAATACAAATGACCTCTTTGTTATTCAAAATTCAGGTACTACAAAAAAAATACAATTACAAAATATCATACCTGCTTCATTTATTACCGCTAGTAAATTAGCCAATTCTTCTGTTAGTAATAATAAATTAGCAACAGTAGGGCCTTATACAATTAAAGGTAGAAATGAAAATACTACAGGGTCTCCTAAAGATTTAACCGTAAATGAAGTTAAGGATATGTTGGGCATTCCTTCAACTCCATTTTTAACATCTGTTAATGTTTTAAGTTCTGATACACTAAATCTTTTTTGGGATGCATACACAACTACTCTAAGCGGTAATGTTATTATAGAAAATGTCTCATCACAATTATCAGGCACATTAGTTCAAGACATTTCTGCAACCATATTAAACATTTCATCTTCCCAATTATCTGCGACTTTAATACAAGATATTTCTGCATCTATTGTGACTGTCGAATCTGTTAATAGTAAAACAGGAGTAGTGCTTCTGACAGCCTCAGACGTGGGAGCTGCTTTCGCTGTTCATACTCACCCAGCATCAGCAATTTCATTTTTACCTTTTGAATTGGGCTTAGCAATATCAGATGAAACTACAACTTTAACAACAGGAACAGCCAAAACTACTTTTAGAATGCCTAGAAGTGTAGCTCTTACTTCTATTAAAGGTTCTGTTCGTACTGCTAGTACTTCAGGAGCAATTCAAGTCGATGTTAATAAAAATGGAAGCTCTATACTTTCAACCAAATTAACCATAGACGAAACACAAAAAACATCAACAACTTCTTCGGTACCTGTAGTAGTTTCTGATTCTAATCTTACAGATGATTCTGAAATCACTGTTGATATTGATTCAGCAGGAACAAATGCATCTGGATTAAAGATTTGGCTTTTAGGGACTCGAGTATGAGTTTTTTAATAAATTCATATATAATTGCAGACTCTCTTGGAGGACTTGGAGTTTTTTATGAAAATTATAATAATTCACCTTATGACATTTATGTAACCACTGGATATCCTATATCAGCGGTCTTTGATAAAAATCCTGGATTTGGTAGAGAAGCTTTAAAAAATTTTATTTCTGCTCTAGATCATTGGGGTTTAATTTTAAGTGGAAGTAATTTTAACACCCAAATAATGCCAAATGATCTTTATGCTGGAGGGCAGTTTATTACAAATCCGTTATCAGGGCAATCCTGTAATTCAATAGTAATAAGTTTAAGTGCAAATTATAATGTTGGAGGTTCCCTTGGTTACGCTGGGGTTTTTCTTTCTAGAAGAGACGCACCGTCATTAAATACCACTCAGTTTGATATACCATATCAAAGTTATATGGTATTTAACGATTATTATACTCCATCGTATTTAGCATTAAAGACACCATCAGGTAAAAATTCTTTTTATAATACGATATTACATGAAATTGGGCATGCCCTCGGTTTAGGTTTTTGGCATGATTATTTTAATTCAAGCGGAACAGATTATCTCATTAAAAGTTTTATAGTGGGTGCTGGTGATAATACGCCCAACCCGCTTAATTTAGGTTTAAGTGCTAATTTTTTCTATACACTACAAACAAATAATGCTTCCAGAATACAGACTGATATAGGAAGACCAACTAAAATAGGCCCTGTCTCGTATATTATTGGAGACGCCCAATATGCCTTTGCTTGGAACGGATATAGTACAGTCAGCAACACTTCAAAAGCAGTAAGTGCTTATAATGATGCATTCGGCCTCAGCTTAACATCAATACCAGTAGAGAATGGAGTATCTTTTGGTTCTATAGGTTCTCACTGGGATGAAGGTTATAATACGAGCGCCGCTTACGGAAGTGATAATAGAAATTATTATGGGAGCGCAACTCCAGGTGCTCCTGGTTTAAATGACGAACTTATGTCACCTCAATCAGAAGGTGTCTTTGATATGCCATTGTCTAAAATTACTTTAGGTGCGGTTGAAGATTTAGGTTATACTGTAAATTATAATTTAGCTGATACATTTTTACCAACAGTATTCAATGTATATGAAAATGGTTCATCTAATCCTTTTGATATAGGATTTAACGGAAGTACATACCGTACATCTGGTTCTTATCAAAAACCACTAATATTAAAAAGAGGATCAACTTACACCTTTAATTTATTTGCAGGAGCTTCACATCCCATTTACATAGTTTCGACTCAAGGAGATACTGGTTCTCCTCCAACTTCAAGAATCACTAACGGGGTTGTCAATGATGGAGTAGGAACAGGAACAATGACATGGACTGTGCCTATAAATCAAACTACTGGAAATTATTATTTACAATGCGGGAGTCATTCCAGTATGACATCAAAAATAATTGTTTTTTAATTTTATGGAATTTATATCTAAAAATGAAGCTTATCAATTTTTGAGAGAAAAGCATAAAAATGCTCAATCTTTAAGTGAAGAAGAACTTAATGAAGTTAAAAAATATTTTAGTGAAGAAGAATTAACAAATTTAAGTTTTGCTCGAATTGATATGAATGCTTGCTTCAGACAACATTTACATTAATCTTTATAAAAAAGGCATTAAATAATTCATAGTAAGAACTACATATGAATGTAATGAATGTTGATTTTGTCATTTTATCAGGTTATACCGTTCCTGATGATTATATATGGGATAAAGGCATTCCATTTGATTCTGCAGCTACGACAAAATATATTGAAGTACCAAGAACCGAACAATCTTATATATCGGGTTATGCTCCTGCATTAAGACTTCTTGTATATAATGATTCTATCATATTAAATGATTTTAGTAATATCAACTTTGAATGGAATTTCGGCGATTATTATAATGATTCTAATAACAATTATTCTTTACCTTGTATTTCTTTAATAGAACACACATATATAATGCCGGGCATTTATTCTGTTTCATTAAAATTAACACAGACAAAACAAACAGAAGATTTTGATATTACTGGAAATTCTAAATTGTGCAGAGGAAAATATGGAGTTCGTTGGTTTTGGGATGAACTTCTTTGTGGTAAAACAACGGCTTTGACTTGGAATGATACCGCTTGTGGTTCTTCTAAACAAAAATGGTGGGATGATGAAGTAGAATGTTTCGAAAAATATTGTAAGACATGGGCTTGGGCTGATTTAGCCACAGAAGGTTCTAATCCTGTTTATTGGAATCAAACCTCTACAGACGCAGAATATGTTAAAAAATGGACATTAGAACCCAATGACACTGTTTGTAAAGTAACCGACGCAGAATTTCTTACCACTAAAGATTTTAAATCTAAGGGAATAATAAAAAAATATTTAGTAGAGGTTAAAGAAAAACCGCCAGTAGCAGCAATGCAAACCGCAACTCGACCAATAACAGGGTATTCTCCTTTTATTGTTCAACTCTCCCCTCGCGCTTGTAAAACCGGATCTTTCCCTATTGATAGAATTGATTGGGATTTTGGAGATGGATCTCCGGTTAAAACCATTTCAAGATATACTGCTGTATCTGGAGGGGACTTGGTTTATAATAATGCGTTCCCGTTAGATATCCCTGATGTCAGAAATTACGATATTTTACACACTTATAAAAGAACAAGAAATACCTATTCTATTTTCTATCCTTCTTTGACTTGTTATAGTGCTAACACAAACACCCATGATTCTTGTAGTATCACTATTGGTCCAGTTGCTTTATCTTCTATATCTTCTCAAGCTCACTTTTTAAAATCAAGAAATACACTAAAAGGCAATCTCTATGCTATGGACATAGATGACAATGTAGCATTTTTTACAACCAATGAAATTCCAATAGATTCTTCTTCCATTATTACTATTCCTAAAAATCTTATTAGAGATAGTTTTGGTGCCCCGGAATTAGGATTTTATGGTAATAGAGGGTTAGTATGGCCTACAGAATACATTGCGGATTGTTCTTCTAACGTTATTGCTCTACCTCAAAATTATATTACTACAGAAGATAGCACCCCATCCACACTTACAGATATGTTAAGTGATGAAGGTCTCGCTATCCTTTCAGAAACAAATCTCGCATTTATACCATAAATATAGACAATGGCCGGCATTAAAATTTCACAGTTAATATCAGGAGGATCAGTAGCTAGTCCTGACGAAATTCCAGTAGCAAGAGGCAATG